CCCGTGCCGATCCGAACCTCGACTTCTCCTGTCTCTCTGACTCCGTATGATTTGTTTGCTTTGTAGATGCAACTTGTAACTATATTCCAGATTGGATAGTTCATATTTTCTCCTATTGTGTATTTAAAAAAGTGTAAGTAGAACCTATGGTCACTTCCCGAAGGTAAAGCCTAAATCGGTAGGGCTGTTTCAAGAACCTATTAATTACTACCACTCTGAAGTTCTACTTACACTTATATTATAAGCTATATCCCATAGCTTGTCTATCTTTTCTTTTCGCGCGACGACCCTTGACAAGCAAGCAAACCAAGATTAAAGGCGAAGCCCTTGGTTTGCTTGCTTGTCTGTTCTATCTAAACTTCCAGCCCAGCAGGAGATCCTGATGGAGACGGGTGTTGGCATAAAAAAAGGGGCAACTTCCGTCGCCCCTAATTCTAAGTTAGTCTGATTAAACCAGATATCTCTTCTCAACTTCAGCCGTCAGCTCATCAAGGGTATCGCATTCAATACTCATGATAAGAATGTCGTCGGCAATCTCAGTCTCAAGGTCTGATCTCCAACTGTACCTGCCACTCCCCAAAGCCTTAAAAACAATTTTTTGTTCCCGAGTGTTGTAGTCGGTATCAGTACCTACTGTAAAGTTAGCCTTGCTTTTACTAAGGGAATCATTAAACGTCTGTAAAGATTCTGACACACGTTCACTTGCCTCGGTGTTTTTTGCTTCAGCAAGTGTTTGATCCTTCATGCATTTTTTAAGAGCCACAAAGTGAGGCTTCCTTTTTGCATTAGACTCAAAGCTCTCAAGGTTTTTAGCCTCAATCTTTCTAGCCATTCTTTTAGCAAGCACTTCGCGCTCTGCTTTATTAAGTTTTTTGATAGTCATATCATTTCTCCTATTGGTTATTAAAGTGTGTAGCTAGGCACTATAGTTTTATCCGTGTCGACCTAACTACACTCAATAAGTATATATAATATATCCCATACTGTCAACCAAAATGTTGGCTCGCTTCGCTCGCCCGAGACAAGCAAGCAACGGCTAACTCTTTCTAAGTCAAGGTGGAAGTTTCGTAATAGAAAAACTACCTTTACTTAGAATCAAAGAGAGTTAGCCGTTGCTTGCTTGTCTGTTCTATCTAATCGTTTAACCCCAGGGATCCGCTGCTGGAGGCTTGCTTGTCTGTTCTATCTAGATATACGCACACGGATCCCTGGCTGCTGGGGCATAAAAAAAGGGCGGATAATCTTTCAACTATCCGCCCTTCTTAAAAAGTTATTTGACCATAAACATATCTCCTTGGCCTTCGCAGTTGTCGCAAGTCATCTTGTTAATATCCTCATGTGGTTCGCCAACGACAAAGACGTAACCTTTGCCGTTGCACTTTGGACAGATGCTAAAGTTCATTATCTTTAGCATACTTGAGAACCATTAACTTACCAACAATGCCATATTTAAGCACGTCGTCCATTTCTCTATCTCTAACCAATGCTTCAATGATTGCGTCAGCTTCGTGATAACTTAACATTACTTGCTACCTCCTATGTAAATAGAACAAACAAGTAGTACTGTTAGTACAAAGAATGGAGCGACTATTAGCATAATATCAAACATTAGTTCAACACCTCTGAGTTCTGAATCTGAATGGGCCCATGCTCGGCTTCATGATCTTCTAGGAAAGGTGTATCCTCTACTATAGAACCATTAGCAACACACACTATGCCATTGATTATTAGACTAGAACAGTTAGGCTCAATTGCCTTGGCTACTATCTCCCCATTGTTGTTGGACATACTTATCTTTAACTTCATTTTATTTCTCCTATGATTATTAATGAATACATATAGATTACCTTATATATCCCATACTGTCAACTACTTCCGCGTGTGTGTCCGCCTTGGCTCGCTTCGCTCGCCCTGCGCTCGTAAGGGGGGATAGGGGTCATAGCTTGAATGATATAGAATGAAAGTAATAGAATGAAAGTAATGACAAATACCTATAAGACCTGGGTTACTATTTGCATTACATTGAATCTATTACATTGAATCTATATCAATGAAACTATGACCCCTATCCCCCCTTACGAGCGAAGCGAGTGAGTTTATATATAAAGAAGAAAACAGACAGGGAGAGAGATATCAAAAAATTTGACAAAATTGTTCTGCCAATTCAATATGTAATTATCCAAAAACGATATGGTGTAAAAAATTTCAAAAATTTCAAAAAATCTGACACCAGAGTTTGACATCAACATAGAACAGTTAGCGGATCGGTACCCGGACGCAACTAAAGAACTACTGGCATTAACAGAGGCTTTGGGTGCTAAGACGCTTCAGCGAGAGGGGTACGATAATTTCATTCGCTATGTTAAACACATGTGGCCAGACTTTGTTCAAGGGGAGCACCACAAAATATTTGCAGAAAAACTCGAACGAGTGGCGCGCGGAGAGCTTAAACGCCTTATTGTTAACATGCCACCTCGTCACACCAAATCAGAATTTGCATCAACGTACTTTCCTTCGTGGGTCTTGGGCCGTAATCCTAAGTTAAAGGTCATGCAAATAACGCACACCGCCGAACTGGCCTTTCGCTTTGGTAGGAAGGTGCGGGATATTATTGACTCCGACGAATACCAGAGTGTTTTTCCGGGCGTTAGACTAAAAGCGGATTCAAAGTCTGCTGGGCGTTGGGAAACCAATGCCGGTGGCGAAGCGTTCTACTCAGGAATAGGCGGAGCGGTAACAGGACGTGGTGCGGATTTATTGGTGTTGGATGATATTCACTCAGAGCAAGACGCGCTTTCATTAACGGCCTTGGACAATGCGTGGGATTACTACTCTTCAGGACCCAGACAGAGACTGCAACCGGGCGGGGCGATTGTCATTGTGATGACGCGATGGTCGACCAAGGACTTAACGGGAAGATTGCTCAGCAGACAGGTAGAAGAACACGCAGATCAGTGGGAAGTGGTGGAATTTCCGGCTATTTTCCCTGAAACACACACACCGCTGTGGCCCGAATATTGGAAGTTGGAAGAGCTGGAAGGGGTAAAAGCGTCCATTCCCGTTAGCAAATGGGAAGCCCAGTGGATGCAAAACCCGACGTCTGAAGAAGGTGCTATACTCAAGCGGGAATGGTGGAAAAAATGGGAAGGGGAAGAAGTGCCGCAAATGCAGTACGTTATCCAGTCGTATGACACGGCGTACACGAAAAAAGAAACATCTGACTTTTCAGCGATCACGACGTGGTGCGTATTTTACCCTGATGAGGGCTCGTTGCGACCATCTCTCCTCCTCCTCGACGTCAAAAAAGGACGATGGGACTTCCCAGAATTAAAACGCGAAGCCTTTAAACAGTATAAATATTGGGATCCCGACACCGTGATTATTGAAGCGAAAGCCAGTGGTCTGCCGCTCACCGACGAATTACGCCATTCAGGGATACCCGTAGTTAACTATTCCCCTGGAAAAGGTCAGGACAAAATTGCCCGGGTAAATGCCGTTGCTCCGATGTTGGAATCGGGAATGGTGTACGTCCCCGACACAAGATGGGCGGACGAATTGGTGGAAGAATGCGCCGCGTTTCCTTTTGGAGATCACGACGATTTAGTGGACTCGACAACGCAAGCATTAATGCGTTATCGACAGGGTGGATTTATTGGTTTAGAATCTGACGATGATCTGCAAGATAATTATCCGCGCAGACTTAGAGAATATTATTAGGAGCACACAATGGCGCATAAAGGTGAAAAGATAAAAGACCAAGGATTCGTTCCTTACGCAAAACAGAAAAAAGAAGCTACTTCTAGGGGACCAAAACCCGGTGCTGGCAAAGGCAAAAGTCGTGGAGGCGGAGCGGCCCTTAGAGGAACCAATTTTACAGGCGTATTTTAAACTGTAAATGGCAGAAAATAATAAACCAACCAACATAGAGAGGTTGTCGGATCTTATTGATCTGGAAGTAGAAGACGGTCAAGAAGTTCAGATCGAAGAACCAATGCCCACGGACAGCGATATTGCTGTCGAGATTGAAGAGGATGGCAGCGCAGAAGTCAATTATTTCCCAGACGACGAGCCCATGCAAATGGACGCTCCGTTTGACGCCAATTTATCTGAATACCTATCCGACCAAGATTTAGGAATGATAGCCAGTGATTTGATTGGCGATTTTGAAGACGACCATGCCAGTCGCGCTGAATGGGAAGAAACCTACATTAAAGGACTGGATCTACTAGGATTCAAGTACGAGGACCGAGATCGGCCGTTTCCCGGTGCATCCGGTGTAACTCACCCACTATTAGCCGAATCCGTTACGCAATTCCAAGCACAAGCCTTTAAAGAGCTATTACCCAGCAAAGGCCCGGTAAAAACCCGTGTTATGGGGGCGGAAACACCAGAAACAGAGGATCAAGCAAGAAGAGTAGAAGACTTCATGAATTACCAAATAACCACGGTAATGCAGGAATATACCCCTGAAATGGACCAATTACTGTTCTATTTACCCCTTGCTGGCTCTGCTTTTAAGAAAGTCTACTTTGATCCAAGTAAACAACGAGCAGTCAGCACTTTTGTGCCGACAGAAGATTTAGTTGTGCCTTATACAGCTAGTGACATAGAAACATGCGAAAGAGTTACTCACATTGTAAAAATGACCTACAACGAGGTACGAGCACAACAAGTAGCTGGTTTCTATAGAGATATTTCCCTGCAGCCTAGCGAAACAAGCGTAAGCAGTTCGCCTAAAGATAAAATAAATGAGCTTGAAGGTTTGTCTGCTGGAAGCAATGATATGATGTATGAGCTCTTAGAGTTTCATGTGTCAATGGACATACCTGACTTTGAGGATCCCGATGGTTTTCATCTCCCATATATAATCACCATTGATCGGACTTCAAATCAGGTATTAGCCATCCGTAGAAACTATACTTCAAATGATCCAATGAAGACGAAGATACAACATTTCGTCCATTATAAATTTTTACCAGGATTAGGGTTCTACGGCTTCGGTTTAATTCACATGATTGGCGGTTTATCAAAAACTGCAACAGGAGCTTTAAGACAACTTATTGATGCTGGAACCCTTGCTAATTTACCCGCTGGGTTTAAGGCGAGAGGACTAAGGATCAGGGACGATGAGACTCCAATAGAACCAGGTGAGTTTCGTGATGTTGATGCACCAGGCGGAGCTCTTCGAGATTCTTTAATACCTCTTCCTTATAAAGAACCTTCACAAACACTACTTG